AGGCATCGCGTGTGACGACGATGCTGCCACCCCGATTACAGACACTGCTTTGCACGATCTAGAGTCTATCATCGTAGACCCTAAGACCAACTCCGTTAGCGTAGAGGTCTTCGTAGCTAGCTGATGAAAAAATGAGACTTCGTAAAGACCCTGTAAAAAAAATGCTTCGTAAACAGGAGCGAGAAACACGAAAATCTCAGCGAAAGTACGAGCGAAAGTCAAAGAAAGCGATGAGACAGGGCCTTCGCCGACGCTATCAAAATGGAGGCAGGGGGCCAGGTGGGTTCTTGAGGAGGACGCTTGCTGATGGCGTCCCTGATTACATGAAGAAGAGGTTGAGCACCGATCCTTATCGGGAGGATATAACGACCAACCGAAATGACGGTTATAGTCAATATCAATCTAGAGGTCACGGTCTTGCACTAAAAGAGCTTGTCCAGATTTTAAAAACTGCGGGGAAGGGGCAAGAAGGAAAAAAAGTTATTGGAATTCCTACAGGTCGGCAATATGAAGACTTTGCTTTCAGGCAGCACCGAGGCGATTACACACCAAGTGGAGAGCTAAAGGGGGAGCACAGTTTTTCGTTTCAAAAGAAAAAAGACGACTTCGAAAAGACTTACAGTCAGCACAAAGGAGAGTTCAAGCAGGACCAAAGTGGCGGTAAGAGAAAGACCGTAAAAATCGGTGGCGAGGACTTGAATATGCCGCAAAGGTTACTTCCCCGTCTTTTATTGGAGCGGTACAAAGTCAAGTCCAAGTACGATCCCGAAGGTGAACTCATTAAGAGGATTACTACTTCTCGAGCTAGCGGTAGGGAGGTAGAGCGCTTCCCGACTCGTGCGGAGTTAGAGGCTATTATAGCTGATGACATTCGAAGAGCTCAGTTACAGAATGGGGAGTAAAGGCTATTTTAACCCCAGACTAAAGAAATTCAATGAACTTAAAAGAACCAAGCTTGCAGCTCGAGGTAGTACGCTTCAGCAGCGAGAAAGACAGCACCAACGGCCTCCTGTTCGATATCACAGGGGACCATCGTGAGTTTTTATGTTATACACTAGAAGATGAGCTTAGAGACAAAAAAATCAAAGGGGAGACTAGAATCCCTGAAGGAGAGTATGAAATCACTTTACGCACGTTTGGTGGGTTTCATGATCGATATCAAAAACGATTCTCTGATATTCATCTGGGAATGCTGTGGGTACGTGACGTCCCTGAGTTTTCGGATATACTCATTCATTGTGGAAACACTGACGAAGACACGTCGGGCTGTCTCCTCGTGGGTGACTCGCAAGAAAACAACCAAGTAAAGAAGAACGGGTTTATAGGGCACTCCACCCGCGCGTACTTCCGACTCTACCCCCTGGTAGCCAACCAGCTCCGTGACGGGAACCGCGTTACCATCAAGTACACTGACTTGAGTTAAGACTCCAGCCTGTTGTAGAAGCGCTGTACCATCAGCCGTCCTTTCTGCGAGAGGGCATACCTCACTCTATAGTTGTACTTCGTCTCTTCTCGGAAGAGGTGGTCCTCACGAGATTCAGACAAGGTCTTCTTCTCGAAGTGCTTGTATAGATACCCCTCTCGAACCATGGGGTATACAATCCTATCAGCAAGTTTATCCTTGTACATCCCGTAGTCTTTGGATGCAAAGTCTAGAGTCCAAAACTCTAAATCGTAGCACCAAAGCAGGAAGTATAGCTCCGTTTGATACAAGTCGTGTTGCTTCTGACACCATAACAGGTTCTCTCTCAGGCGCTTGAGGTGGTTCTTTTTTACGTATTTTTGAGGTAGAGGGGACATGTCCCGAAACATCCTCTTCTTACTTACAGTACTTCGCGGCATGGATAACAGAGAAAAGTTTTTGATGGAGGTTCAGAAGCTGCATATCTTGCTTGAGGCCATCACTCAAAAGTACGATATGGAGGACGAAGTGGTGAACATTATGCTGACGGGGATGCTCGATACCGATGACATGGGGGAGCCAGTACTAAAGGCCGTATATAGCTTGAATGTAGATAACGAAGAGCTTTTGATGGAGGCTCTAGATTTCTTGCACTTCTCTTACAGCGCCCCAATAGACATAGATGAGGATTTTTATTCTGAGACCTGGTACTTGTCTATTCTCGACGAATTGAACGATATTGACCCATCTCTGAACTGATGGAAGGGTTGATACGAAAGATTGTGATCGGGAGGGACCCGAAGGACGCCATGGCTTATTACGTTGGCATGCGGGCTGGTAGCGGGAAGGTAGCAGCCATAGTACTTGACGACGCGCACTTGCATCGCTATGGGAAGATGCGATACTTAGTCTATCTCGATATAGACGACGCACAGGTGCTGTGGAAGGCTATCGACGATATGCCTTGTATACTTGAATACGATTTAAATTTTTAATTATGGAAGAAAACCTTTTTACCGAAGGCGGGGAGTTCCGAAAGCTAAACGGAGAGGACTACATCGGACCCTACCACGTACATCCCGAGACAGGACCCATGATAGGTCCGTATCATTTGTCGACACCACACGAGAGACTTATACCTATAGGTTCTAGACAGCCGTTCCGTCAGTCTATGAGTGCTCCCCCAACATTACCACCAAGTGGAGGTTCTAGCGGTGGGTCTAGTGGTGGATCTAGCGGGGGGTACTGATGAATATGCTGTACTACTTTGTCGTGGAGCTGCCTAGCAAGTTCCGCGACAAAATCGACTTCGCTGATACCACGCTGAAGATTGATACTAAGTTCAACGAGTTTGAGCACAGAGTAAACGAAGGGGAGGTCAAGCATATCCCGCTGAAGTTCGACACCCCAGTAAAACCTGGGGATACGCTATACTTCCATCACAACGTAGTGGTAAACGGAGGGATGCCGTTTGCTGATTACAAAGACCAATACCTAGTTAGTTTCGACCCGAAGGTGGCTGTCAATAGCCACGCCTATGCCTACAAGCCGAAAGGGACAGACGAGCTACTCCCGCTAGAGGGGTGGAGCGTACTAGAAGAGTCGTTTGAAGCCGAGGTGGAAGAGGCTATGTTCGAAGTGGTAGAGTTCAAAAAGAAGCCTCGCACTACGGGGGTGGTGGCCGCTATGAGCGATCAGATTGCAGAGCTAGGGTTATCCGTGGGGGATACCGTGGGGTTCAAAGAAAACAGGGACTACGAGTTCAAGGCCAACGACAAGGTTTACTTCCGTACCCGAGTAGAGGACTTGCTCTATGCCGTCTAAGAAGTTTACTACGCTGGATGCAGCGAAGCGCTTGATGGGGAGTATGGAAGTCGCCATCGACAATATGATCGAGGAGATCAAAAAGCCCGTAGACTCCGAAGTAAACGGGAGCGCTAGGAAAGCGGAGTTGCAATCCATCAAGCAGACAGCCGTGGACTGTAAAGAGCTTCTGGTTGAAAGGCAGAAGTTGGAGCAGATGATGAAGGACCTTACTTTGGGGGGCGAAGTCTCTGAGGGCAAGGACTACACTGGGGGGTTCGCAGAAAAATTCAGTAAGAAATAGTTATGCGGACATGTAAAGTATTCCTGATACTACTTTGGGTTACCTCTCCACTGTACTCGCAGTGTGACTTAGAGATACTCGATGTAGACCTCATCGGAGGGAGTGTAACGATTGCGTTCAACAACACCGAGAACTGCGGGGGTACGGCAGGTCCAGATGGGGTGGCCGAAATCCAGTTTGGGTTCCAAGCTTTAGATAGCGATTGCAATGCTATGAACCAGGGGTGGGACTTCCCCTCTGGGTTCTCTATACCTGATGAATCCAATCACCCTGGCTGGCTGTACTCTGCCACCAGTATGGAAAGTGCAACTAACTGGACGAACCTATACGACGAGGCTATCGACCCCCCATACTACACTGGGGATACCATAACATTCCCTATATACAATCAGTATCAAAGCGATTGTGTAGACGGGCCTTTTGCAGCTCAACTGTACTGCAATGTTGAAGGGGGTATAGAGTATTGGTTGAGCTTAGACCTGAGCGTACAGGTTGTAATCTGGCAGATTACTTTCGGCCCCACTATGTATGCCGAAGACGGGGGTTGGGCAGAGGTAGGCATCAATGGGGATGGCACTTCCACGGGGAATGGTGTATACGACGACGATAACTGGGTGGATAACTGGGTGGTGGTAGGTCCTTGTGGATGCCCGATACCTGAGGTTATCGTAGACACGGTTTATATCGAGCTCCCCCCAGATACTGTCATTGTGGTAGAGTACGATACAATACCAATCCCAATCAATTGGTACTTCTACGACACCACCTATATATACTCCACTGACACGCTCTATCTAACTGAGTATCTTACAGATACAATCTACGAGACTGAGTATGTATACGATACAACCTGGGTGGATAACTATATATACGACACAACCTATGTATATATACTGGATACCCTGCTATCCACAGAGTATGTTTATGACACCACCTATGTATACCTATTGGACACCGTACATGAGTACATAGTCCAAGAGCTGTGGTTGGATTGCGCTACGGGTCTCCCATGTGACGACCAGCCAGGCGTAGACGAGTGCGAAGAGATGGTGGTGTTCGTGCCTAACGTATTTACCCCAAACAACGATGGCGTAAACGATAGCTTCTACGCTCAACAGTCTGACCCTAGCTGTTGGAATGATTGGAGCATGACCATATACAACAGGTGGGGTGGGGTAGTTTTTCAAACCGACGACCCAGAATACGGTTGGGACGGGAGCTATAACGATGGGGGGCACTACGTTCCTGACGGAGTTTACGCTTGGGTGATTAAGGCCAGCTCATACTCTGGTAGAGGGATAAGTATAGAGGGGACAGTACAGATTTTTAGATGAGCGTTTTAATTGATGTCAAAGGCTATGAAGAGAAAGCAGTGGCGATATGTCCCAACGGCACGCATGGTGACCACATCGAAATCGGTGGCATTCTCATTGTCCTTCCAAAGCCCCCTAAAGTCAAAGACATCCTCTACCAGAATCTACCCATCAAGGATCAGTACTGGCGGCGAGCTGATCTACCCAAAGAGATATCGCGTATTCGTTCTATGGATGAGTGGGCGGAGATGCCTCGGGAGTTTCGAGAAAAGTTTCGTCCATATATCGAAGAAGAATTTCGCCGTCGGCGTGAGGGCGTTTGGTTTTATAACCGAGGTGACGCTACATACATCACGGGGCGTCACTACATGATGCTGCAGTGGTCGGTGCTAGATATCGGCCACCCCTACTACCTTGAGTTTCAAAGAGATATCTTCTTACATTTGGCTGCGTGTGAGGCCGACCCTCGTTGTATTGGACAGTTATATACCAAGTGCCGTAGATCAGGATATACAAACATATGTTCCTCAGTCATAGTTGACGAAGCCAGCCAGGTCAAAGACAAGCTGCTTGGGATACAGAGCAAGACAGGTAAAGACGCACAGGAGAATATCTTCATGAAGAAGGTCGTCACTATGTTCCGCAAGTACCCGTTCTTCTTCAAGCCCATCCAAGACGGTACTACCAATCCCCGTATGGAGCTAGCCTTCCGTGAGCCTTCTAAGAAGATCACGAAGAACAACAAGACAGCTGTGGTGGGGGACGCATTGAATACGGTTATAAACTGGAAGAACACCACGAACAACGCCTACGACGGAGAGAAACTACATTTACTCTATTTAGACGAAGCGGGGAAATGGGAAAAACCCACCGACATAAGGGAGGCGTGGAGGATTCAGAGGACCTGTTTGATCGTAGGAAGAAAAATCGTGGGGAAGGCCATGGTCGGGAGCACCGTAAACCCCATGGCAAAAGGGGGGAGCGAGTACAAAGATTTATGGGGGGACTCGGACCCGCAGGAGAGGAACAAGAATGGGAGGACTAGGTCAGGTCTGTACAGGCTGTTTATCCCTGCTTACGAATCCCTAGAGGGGTTCTTCGATTGCTATGGGAGACCCATAGTAGAAGACCCAAAAGAAAACGTAGAAGGCATCGATGGGGAGTACGTGCATATGGGGGCCAAGACGTTCTTGAAGAACGAAAGGGAGAGCCTAAAGCACGACGCCTCGGAGCTCAACGAAACCATCCGCCAGTTCCCTTTTACTACTGACGAAGCCTTCCGAGATAGTATCGATGGGAGCTTATTTAATATCGGTCAGATATACGAGCAAGTGGAGCACAACGACAACCTCTACCCAAACCCTGTAGTGACGGGGCAGTTCACTTGGAAAGGTGGGGTGGAGGATACCGAGGTCGTCTTCACCCCAGATGCCAAAGGGAGGTTCAAGGTGGCTTGGATGCCGCCACCTGAGTTAAGAAACAAGAAGGCTAATGACCGAACCAAGAGAATCGCTCCTCACCCTCACCTTGGTTGTGGGGGGGTGGACAGCTACGACCTCGATGCTACTGTTGATGGAAGGGGATCTAAGGGTGCATTACATCTATACAACAAGTTCATATGGAAGTACCTGCTAACATGTTTGTTCTTGAGTACGCTTCCCGTCCACCGCTGGCTTCCATTTTTTACGAAGACGTGCTTATGGCGGCGGTCTTCTATGGGTATCCAATACTCATAGAGAACAACAAGTATGGTATAGCCAGGTACTTTGAGCAGCGCGGATACGACGGGTACTTGATGGATAGGCCGCAGCACCTGATGAGCACTAGCGCAAAGGTCAACGTAAAGACCAAGGGGATACCGTCTAACTCGGTCGATGTAATCCAATCTCACGCCCAAGCTATAGAGGCTTTCGTCCACGACCATGTCGGAATCAATAGGGAGACTGGGGAAGTGGGGAGCATGTATTTCAACCGCACCCTAGAGGATTGGATTGGATATGACATCAGCAACAGAACCAAGTTTGACTTGACTATCAGCT